CTAAGCCTGGAAAACCCATCCGTGGTATCGGTGATTTAGGGACACCCGCCTCTCTCCAGGGGTGTGTTGTTACCTCAATCCTAAAGGAGGCTATGGCGGCTTCTCCATTGCGACTCGAACGCGGCATCATCGAGTTCTGCAAAGCACCAGACCACTCAAATCTTTCCCGCATCTTCGCGCAACTCCTCCAACCTGAAGGAGATACGCACTTTGTCTACTTCTCCGACGACTCCTGCTTCTCTGTTCGCGTACAGAGCAAGGTTTACACCTTCAATGTTGACATCAAAACTTGCGATGCCTCGCACACTCCGGCGATCTTCGCTGCTCTTCTTCAAATCACACCCGATGGTCTTCCGCGTGAGGCCATGCAAGTGTTGGTCGAGCAGTGTGACCTCCCAGTGCTTATTCGCAATCTTGATGCTCCACCTGGAGGTAAACCCCTCCGTGAACAGGTACTACTGAAAGCCCCGCGCACCAAACTCTTTTCAGGTGCAACGATCACCACTGTCCTAAACAACCTTGCTAACATTTGCATCGGATATTGTCTGTCCACACAGGACTACTCCGCATGTCGAAATATCGAGGAAGTAGCAGACGTGATTGGTCGTGCCGCTACTATTGCCGGATACATTGTCACCATAGAGCCGTGTCTCGATTACAGTGATGTGCAATTTCTTAAGCACTCACCCGTTCTCGACACCGAAGGCCGATTGCAGCCAATGCTCAACCCTGGTGTACTGCTCCGCGCATCTGGCATCTGTAAAGGGGATCTCCCGGGCTCTGGCTCTTGGGAGGACCGCGCTTCATGGTTTCAGGCAGGACTTATTCAAGGAATGTACCCGCGTACAGATTGTGTTTTTCTCGATCTTATGCGTGCGGCCGTCTCAACTCCTCGTCGTTGTCCTCTTCGTACTCAGAGAAGTATCGACATCGAAGTCGCCAAACTCACTGCTCACAAGGTCGTCACTGAAGACCACACTCGATTCTGCGTCACCATCGAGGAGTTCTTCCGGCGGTACCGACTTCACGCTTATGAGCTTGAGGAAATGCGTCTCATAGCAACATATGGGACCGGTTGGGCACACACAACCACAGGCACGGACAAAATCCTCGTCAAGGATTACGGCTTGTCCGCGCGACTTCCCCGGTGATTGCCTCTCACCACACCCCCCC